TTTATAAAAATGACGGTGGTACTGGTGCATTCGAACAAGTATTAATAGCTAATGGTTATGAAAATTATGATCATAAAGTAAATAATATTGATAATTTAATTGAAACAGATAATAGAAAAAAAAGATATACATTTATTACCGGTGATACTGATAAAGAAATTAATAAAAACGCATTTAATGTTGAACAAAATAAATTAGGTGAATATATTCAAGTTATGATGATATCTGAATCCGGAGCAGAAGGCATATCTCTAACATGTGTACGTCAAGTTCATATTATTGAACCGTATTGGAACAATGTACGTATGGATCAAGTATTTGGTCGTGCTATACGTCGTAATTCACATATACAACTTGATGAAGATGATAGAAATGTAGAACAATATTTATATCTATCATTATTCCCTGAAGGCAATAATATTATAGATATTTTTTCATTCATAAAAAGCCTGGGATGGCAAATAACAAATAATATTACTTTACAAGATAATTTTGAACAATATTTATTAGATAATCATAAAGAAATATATACAATTGTTCAGAAAATACTTCATTTAAAAAATATGTCTCAAAATACTACCAGTGATCAAATGATATTTGATATCATGGAAAGAAAATATAATATTACTGAAAAACTTAATAATATCATAAAAGAATCTTCTGTAGATTGCTTAAAACATACAACAGATGACCCTATCTTAAATAGTAAATGTATACAATTCTCAAGTAAATTACAAAATGAATTAGCATATTTCCCAGGTATAGACTCTGATGAATTAAATAAAATTGATACTATACAACTAAAATCAAAGAAATCATTCTTTATTGAACCCGATACAATAGTCATATCTGCTAAAAATCCATCTACTGAAAACATATTTTCATATTATAAAATTAATTCTAGATATAAAGATGAAGATATTAGATATATTAAGGAAAATGGTACCATTCTATGTGATTTCTTTTTAGATGATAATAAATTCTTTATATATGAATCATCTAAATACCATCTAAATGATAAAATAACCAGTAAGTTTTCGGTCATACAATCTATCTATCACGTAGACTCAGATGATAAAATATTTACAGATTATATTGATGATGATAAATTTCCTAACTTAAATATGATTAAAATGAAAAGATATTTAATAGGATATAAAATAAAATATAATATTAATGATAAATTATTTTTCATGCCAACAAATGTTCATGATTTAAATATATTCAAATTATACGATTATGAATCATTTTATGGACAAAAATATTCTATAACCGATTTACCATTTTATATCTTACATAATAACAAATTTTATGAATCTATTTAATTAATTTTAAAAAAAAATCTATTTAATTAATTTTAAAAAAAAATCTATTTAATTAATTTTAAAAAAAAATCTATTTAATTAATTTTAAAAAAAATATATGTTATAGTATAAAACAATGGGAACGGATAAAATTATTATGTATGTTGTTGCTTTTATTTTAGGAATGCTAATGTATCATATGTTAAAAGGTGTATGTGGGTGTAAGACTGTTGAAGCAAGGCACCATATTCGCGAGGGAAATTATGTATGGGACGTGTTAAAAAATGATTACGATCTAGTGACGACCGCTGGTCCGGATGGGTTCAATCATTATACAGGCGACGGAGGCGACGGAGGCGGTCCCGGCGGCACCGGCCAGGTCTGATACTACTCTATCTAAAAAACAAAACATTTTGATTACTGACATTCATTAATTTCATTTCTATATCATCTATTACAGTATTATTCATAATATAATTTGTTTTAAAGAATAATCTATTTTTTTCTATCATAATTACTTTCATTGGTTCTAATAATAAATATCTTAATTCCATGATATTTGTTGATAAATTTATTACTTTTAAATAATCATTTAATAATATATCTTTAGTTGAATTTACGTTTAAAATTATAGAATCTTCTTTTATTTCTAATTTAGTCACATTAATTATATCATAATTAACATATTCTGTGTTTGTAACATCTGTAATATTTATAGTTATTGAATCAGAAGATGGTTTACTAAATCTATGTGCTTCAATTGGTACATATACACCATATGTTCTATGATTATTTACTAATTCCTTTTCTAATTCAAGTGATATATCTATATCTAATTCTTTTATAGTTAAACATATGACAGAATGATTAAATATATAATTATCTTCAAATGGTATGATTAACTTTTGAATACTACTGTTGGATTCAATTATAATATTATTATTTTTAAGATTAAATGAATAATTATATCTAGATGATTTAACATGTGTTCTTTTATTAGAAACAATTTTATGAACTTGTCTAAATTCTTCTACTACTGGTAAAGGTTGTTCTGAATTTTGTTCTTCTATTATTATAGGTTTTAGCTGTTGCTGTTGTACAATTTTATATGGAACTTTTTCTTGATTAACTTTTTCTTGCTCATTTATTTCTTCAACGAATTTCTTATGTTCAAGTATTTTTCTATCATTTTCTGCTTTTTCTGCTTTTTCTGCTTTTTCTTTATCCTCTTCCTTTTCCTTAATATTTTTAAAAACTTCATTTTGTTTCATTCTTTCAGAGAATAAATTATCATATGCAGAATTTACATTTGTATCATAATTTAATTCTATATCAGCTTGATTTTTTATTTTATTACTAAATGAATTAATAGTATCATTTACAACTATTTTATTTATTTCCTCTAAAGTATTAACATTATTATCATCAAATATTCTTTGAAGGTTTTTATCATAAATTTGTCTATATTCATCATCTAAAAATATATTGATCTGATGATTTTCAAAAACAATATCTTTTATTAAATGATAAACATGGTCTTTATTTATATCTGAAAAGAAACTATCATATAAAGACATATATAATTCTTATTAAAATAATCTTTATATTGATACGCGAAATTATCATTATATATTTTATTATATTATATATATAATGAACAATAATAATGTTTGGGGACCTGCTGCGTGGACTTTCTTACATACTATAACTTTTAATTATCCTGAGGATCCAACAGAGGATGATAAACGCAATTATTATAATTTTTTTATGAATATTAAAGATGTATTACCTTGTAAAAAATGTCAAGCACATTATAAGGAAAATATTCAAAAATATGATTTAAATAATAGTCTAGATTCACGGCAAGATTTAGTACAATGGTTAATAGATATTCATAATGAAGTTAATAAAGATACTGGTAAAAAAACATGGTCATACGATGAAGTTTATAATAAATATCATGATTTACATAATACAAATATGATAAATAGAATAATAATATTTATTATTTTATCAATCGTTTTAATTATGATTTTTTTTCTTTACAATATATATGGTTGTAAAAAAAGTGGTAGTAAGTAAGATTCTTACTGATAATGAAATTAAAGATTTAGAAGGGACATGGATAGAAGAACACCATATAAAACAACCAATAATAAATAAGGACACTGATGTATATTATTTAGATGATGATGGTTCTGAAAAATTACTTCTTAAATTTAGAAAAGGAGTAATTACAGATAATGAAATACGTATAGGATGGCAAGCATATAAAAATTTAGCTAAACCTAGTAGAGGTCGTGGAGCATCTGCTGGACCTATTAATACTGATGGTCAGTACTGGTCTAAAAGAACAGTAGTAAATAGTAGGAAATGGATGACAAATTATTTAACGCCAAAAGGAAGTGAATTAAAAGAAGAATATGATAAATTAAGTATTGAAGAATTAAAAGAAAAATGTTTAGAATTAGAAATTAATATAGATAATATAAATGATGAGGATTTAATCATAAATATTTTAAAAAAAATACCCAAGGCAGTTTCAACGATGAAAGTTAATAATCAAGTAGCATCGATGCCTATAGGATATTTCGATGCTGATAATAAAATGTGTAAATTACCGTGTCGTTTAACACATTTTACAAGAACTAATTTTGATAAATATAATGAAGGATTTCCTTTCCTACAAAAAATAGATAAACTTTATAAACAACTTACACCTGATGCACATAAAAGGCAATTAGATAGGGCAAATGAAAAACCACACCTTAAAATACCTTCTACAGCATTTTCTACAGTAACAATTAATCGTAATTTTAGAACGGCATTACATAGAGATGCTGGTGATTTTAGAGAAGGATTTGGTAATCTAACTGTAATAGAAAGAGGTAAGTATCATGGAGGATATACTGTATTTCCACAGTTCGGTATAGGTATTAATCTACGAAATAATGATTTCGTTGCCATGGACGTTCATCAATGGCATTCTAATACCCCAATGTATGAAACAGAAGAAGATAAAGCATATAATGAAGCAATACCTAAGGTTTATAAAGATAATCCTAATATAGGTACATCTGGTGTATATGAATTATATACAAGAATATCTTTTGTATGTTATTTAAGAGAGAAACTAATAAAATGTCCAAATGATATTGATCCAAGATTCCTAACTAAATCAGGACATAATAAAATTACAGATGAAATAAAAACATAATATAATATATAATGCCTATACAAAATAAAGATATACATGTAGATATACAAGTACATGTAGATAATAAAAATAAAGATAATAGTAAACTAAAACCAAAACAAATATTTCCTCCCATGTATGAACAGCGTTGTAGAAATGTTGATAGTCTTTTAGAATTTTATTTAACTGAATTAAATGGAATTAATGTTATCATAAAAATAGTAATGATAGGAATATTTTTTAAAATATATTTGAATAATAAATTTAATAATAAATTTATATTAGGATTATTAGTTATATTAACAGTACAAGTTTTAATTCATATATCATTACTAATAGTAAGTCTACCGTTTTTATGTGATAGTAGTAATTATGGTTGGAAATATGTTGGCAAAATAAATAATCCAATATATAAATTTTGTACTTTAAAATATAAATTTTATTATTCTAATTATTTCTGGTTTTTTGATTCTGTATTACCGAATATATTTTTATTGATAATTGCTTATTATATATTACAAAAAGGTTATAAAATTAATTAAGTTATTTAGTTACAGATACTAATTTACCATTAACATATGTTCTATTTTCAACACCTATAGCGCCATGGTGTCCACCGCAATCATAAACACAAGTATCTATGCCCATGGAATCTAATATTTGTAATATAACTAATAATATTATAATTATTCCAACAAATCCTAATCCATATTTCAATCTTTTATTCATTTATACTATTATAATATATATTTTTTTTATTTAAAGATTTATAAATATTTATAGATAATATGGAAAAGTTATCTGTGATTACATTGTTTAATGATTATCAAAATTTCAGTAAATTATTGATACATAATTTCAATAATATTCATTATCCTAAAGAATTAATTGAGTGGATTATAGTTGATGATTCTAAGGAATATAATGGAGGATTATTTCCTATAGAGGATAATATTATTTATATTCATTTTAAGGAAGATGAAATAAAAAAATATTTAGAAGATTGTTTTAAAAAGTTTGATATGACCAAAAACGAAAAAACTTTTGAAAATGATAAAGAAGAAAGTAATTATGAATATATGCTGAAAATATTACGTTTACCTGGGGGATTTAAACGTGATTATGCAGTAGGTATTAGTTCAAATCCATATATTCTTCATTTAAATTATGATTGTATTTATTTACAAAATGATATTCAAAAGAAAATTAATATATTAAAGAAACAAAGAATAGATTGTCTTTATTCGAATTATTTAATCACATATAATATTAGGAATAAACGTTTTGGTAAATTAGATGATTATAAATCTGAATCATGTTTATTTCATACCAGAGATTTCTGGAAATCTAAAGGTTTTAAATGGAATGATATATATAATGAAGCTAATGATTTTTATTATGGACATGGTAATAATAGATTATATTATAAAGAAAGTATTGTATTATTAGTAACAAATCATAATTATAACACATATAATATAGAATGTAATTCGGCTACACATTCAAATTATAAGCATTTAGAGTTATCTGATATTGTACATGAAATAAATAATAAAAAATATGCACTTCAAGTGGAAATGAGTGATTTATTATTTAATAAAAATATTAATATAGTTTGTATAAATTGTGATAATGTTATAGATAAAAATTTAATTAATAATAATATAGAATATTTAGAATATAATAAAAATACAACAAATGGAACTAAAATTATGAATGATTTAAAAAAGTTTCCTAAAATTGACATGTTAATTATTAATTTAACAAAATCATTAAAAAATATTATAGATAAATTACAACCAGAATATATAGCATTAATTAATAAAAAAAATGAATATTTTGAAGGATATGATTTTTTTAATAATATTTATATAAAATCAAATAAAAAAGATGAATAATTTAATTAATTTTTTTTTCTAATATATATTATAAAATGCCTTCGAACACTTTAAAAATGACAAGTGATTTATTTCATCAAAAAGCTTTTCAAATAGCAGTAGTTGGCGCAATACTTTTCCTTGTATTGGCCCACCCCATTTTATACAACTTAGTTGATAAATTATTCAACACTTTTGGAATAGAATTAAACGATACCCTTTTAACTATTGTACACTCATTAGCATATGCTATTGCTTTATATTACTCAATTGTACTAATTCTTAAATTAGAATAAATTATTTAAAAATATTTTTTTAATATATATATAAAATGGATCAATTAGCTTTAAAAAATTTAAATATCTTATTAAATATAAATGAAAATACATCAATTATATTTAATAATAAAGAAATAATTATAGTTGAAGACGATTTAATGGAAAATATTGATGATAATTATTTAAATATAGAATATACATTATATTTTACATTCAATCAATTAATTAATATAAATAAAAATAAATCTGGAAATAAACATCAATTAATTTATAATTTGAATAATAGTATAGATAATTTATATGAAAACAAATATTTCTTAAAATTAATAGAGGAACATAAATCTATAGACGAAATAATGGAAGATATATGTACAAAATTAGATTATATGATAGAAACAAAAAATAATAAAACATGTGAAAAAATATATGAAAAAACCTATGATTATTTAAAATACCTTTCCACAGGATTTGTTATTACAGGTCAAGTGAAACCTACATATGCAAGTAATAATTTTTTACCAGATTCAGATGATGATAGTAATGCAAGCGATCATGATAGTAATATGACCGATGAAGATTCTGAAAAGAAAGAGTTTTAATATGGAAGATATCTAAAATCAGAATAAGGATATAATTCAACAGTATAATTATTACCATTTAATTGTATACTTCCACCTGATTGAATTTCTGAACAACCTCGTTCATCTAAACAATTGCTATTTGTACTTGTAACAGGTAATTTAACTTGAATATGATCATTTAACAATGTGTAATAATTCCACATATTCGCTCCTCTATAAATTCTTCTACCATATAAAGGTTTTACATCATTTGGATCAGCATCAGCATCATCATTTCTCAATAAACCTATATTTTGATATTCATTAGGTTCACCACGAGTTCTAATATTTATAGGTAATCCTCCACCCATTGAATAATGTCTTTCAGGGCCTCGTTTATACTGAGTAGGTGAATCAGAATCAATAGGCCTATCAACTATTACTATTTTATCTTCTTTTTCTACTTTTGATGGTTTTTTTATAGTAGGACATTCACAATTACAATCTTCTCTTTTTATTAATTCCTTTTTATTGAAATATATAGATAATTTATCTATAATAAAATAACCAACTAATAATAATATAATACATCCGAAATAGAATATAGTTTTACTAAAACATACTAATCTATTTGATTTCATATATATTATAGTTATATAATATTTATTATTAATATTATGCAGGTGT